AGCAGGACTATGAGAAGCAGGAAAAAACATCGTCAAATTGTTTAAGCCACACAGCAAGAACTACAAAGTAATTATTTTTGACGAAAATGACGGTATTGAACCACGACAAACCGTTGAAGAATATGATGAGCATCCAATCAAAGTTACCTCTAGGGGGCTCAAATCTCACTCTGAAGGCATTTTGTTTGTCTGTGGGTCTGGTAAGGTTGCCGGAGCGTCATTGCGTGTCCTAGAGGCATTTCCGAGCCACCAAATGAGCGTTGTTTACATCGTTCCCGACCTTGAGTTTGCTTCGAGAGAAGAAAAGATGAGACATCGAGTTCACTTTCACGTTCTTCAAGAGTTTGCGAGATCAGGAAAGATAAAAGAGATGATGGTTTTCGACAACAAGACTCTCTTGCAAATGAACGGTGCAGGTCCAATCGCAAATTATTACGAGAAAGTGAATTATTTTATTTACTCAACTCTTCAAAATCTTTTCTATTGCCAAAATGTAAAATCAGATTTTGGAAAAATTCATAAACCAAAGGATCATTCGAGAATCTCAACACTAAGCATTGCTCAACTGCAAGATGCAAAAGAAAAAATGCTTTTTCCACTTGACAACGTAACAGAAACATGCTATTATATGAATATAGAAGAGGAGGACTTAGACAATGATGAAACAATTTTACCAACTTGTCAGCAGATTGTTCGAGAGAACATTGCCAAAGAACGAGAGTCCTCTTTTGCTGTTTGGAGATCGGCGGATCCTAACTTCTATATTGCAAAACACTTCACGCACTTCATCCAAGAGACTGGAGAAGCTAATTAGTTACTACAACATCGGTAACATCGAAAAAATAGGTGAAGTCTATGGAACTTCCATCCTAATTATTAATGGAACACCATGGGCATGCGATAAAGCCCTAGCCGATGATTTGGAGGACTACCTAAATGGAAAGAAAAGAGATAAAGAAGGAGTTGAGAAAGATGCTCGAGATTGAAAAACAAATTTTAGATGCATTAGCATCCGGAGAAGGAACAGAGAAGGAGCAAATCTTCGTTTGTTCAAAAATGTTTGAAGTGGCAGAGTACATTATGTCATTGAAAAATTATCTGGAGGCAACACGAGGCAATGATTAAATTAATGGACCTGATCTGGTGCAATAGCAGAAACCTGACAGGTCAAATAGCAAGAATAAGACGTGATTTGGTGACAATAATCTTTGTTACCGGAGAAAAAGTCAAAAAAAATAAAAATGACATCATAAATGTCAATGGTCAATGGAGGATTAATGACTGAACAGATTTACTATTCCTATTGGGGAAGTGAAAGCGAAGAGCACAAAGATTATTTTTATACAATAGGAACCATTGCCAATTGGATTGGCTATGCACTGATAGGTCCAATGCACAGACCTTATTCAACAGACATTATCACAATGTCAAACATCAGTGTTCTTCAAACAAAAGAAAAGTTTGGATCTCCGAGAGTTTACGTGTCATTCTCAAAGGAAACTGAACTTGAAGATATAAAACACTATCGACACGTTTATCAAACAGCAATCAAGCTGTTTCCACAATACGAAAAAGCGATTCGAGAAGGAATGGATCATCCTGAATATCTTTTCGAGACAGAAAAAGAAATTGCATCTTACATCTCAGAGCAAATGAAATGGTTGCAACAAGGAAAGATGGAAGGGCACATAGATAATGACTTTTATCTCGAAAGACTCGCAACAATTCAAGCAGAATCAATTTTTTTAAAAAAAGTTTGTGATTTTACTTGACAAACCCTTTCAAACATGTTATAATATAATCATAACGAATGAGGAATAAAACAATGATTGCATTTTTCGGAACAACACTTGCGGTCTTCGCATTTTCATGCCTGTGGCTGAAACTTGTTGGAGACTATTAAAAAAGTTTAAAAAAATACTTGACAAGGTAGTAAAACTATGTTATAATATAAACAACAACAATAACTCAAAACAATTAAGGAGGTTTTATGAGTAACACTAATTCACAATCAATGACTGTACACAACGCAACGTTTGTAACAAAACGAGGGGATCAACGAGTAATCAACTTTGTTCGTCCATCTGAAGCGCCTGACGGAACGTTCCCAACCTATTTGCGTGAACGCAATTTACAGCCTGGTTATGAAACCGTATGGGATATTGATCGTCAACAATACCGCACATTTAATAATAACACTGTAGTTGGAAGTGTAAGCACTTCGACTAAAGCTGTTAGCGTAGAATTGTTCTAGTACTCCGGTGAAGGTTTGCGGCTACCTACCAAAAGGCCGCGTTTACCTTAAAACTCGATATGCCCAAAAATTTTTTTTGACCATTTTTTGAGATTTTTACTTTTTTTACTTGACAAATCATTTTGATTATGTTATAATACATTATAAACGAATTACATCGGGGGCGGGATGAAAAACTAGCCTGCCTACCTTAGTGATAACACACAAAAAAATAACCAACCTTAGGAGTATATTATGGCTATTAATTTAGAAGCAATGCGAGCAAAGCTCGAACAATCAAAGAACGGCGGAAAGCCAACAGGTAGTAAGTCTACGATGTGGAAACCAAGTGCTGGTGACCAAAACATCCGAATCTTGCCAACTGCTGATGGCGACCCGTTCCGTGAATTCCACTTTCACTACAATGTAGGAAAGAATCCTGGGATCTACTGTAACAAGCGAAATGATGGTGGTGAATGCCCTATCTGTGACTTCGCATCAAAGCTTTGGAGAGAAGGAACTGAAACTGACGATCAAAACCTCAAAAACGAAGCAAAGAAATTGTTCGCGCGAAAGCGTTACTACTCACCTGTCTTAGTTCGTGGTAATGAAGCCGATGGTGTAAAAATCTGGGCTTATGGTAAGACCGCTTACGAAACATTACTAGGCTATGTCTTGGATCCTGATTATGGAGACATTACAGACCCTCAAACAGGAACAGATATCAAGTTGACTTACACGTTGGCTTCTGGACCTGGTGCATTCCCTAAGACAGCCTTGCAACCACGTCGTCGACCATCTGTGTTGTGCGATGATGCTATCGCTGACTGTCAAGATCTTCTTGATTCAGTTCCAGTAATCGATAACTTGTTTGAGAAGAAATCAACAGAAGATGTTCAGGCTCTGCTGGATGGTTACCTGTCCTCCGACTCTTCGGCAGAAGCCTCTTCTTCAGAGATTCAACGAGGTAAGAAGCAAACAGGTGCAAGTGTAGATGAGGCTTTCGCAGCGTTCATGAATGACGAATAAGTCGTAGGTCCTCCTGTGTTGTTAAGGGTTTGGCCGTTTTCCCTCGAATAAAAAGACGGCCCTGTTTTATTAATAATAAGGAGTAAGTATGACTACACTACTAATGACTCTTTTCTTCGCATGTGGAGAGAAGGAAGAAGAAACCGATTCAGCAACCGAAGAGGTTGTCGAAGAAGTAAATGAAGAAACTGAATCGGAAGAATCAGAATCATCCGAAGAAGAGGCAGAAGACACTGCAGCTTCCGAGGAGGAGTAATGACCAAGGCAGGTAAGATTGACATTAATGCGATGAAGAAATTCGTCAACAAAAAGGTCGGGCTTGATATTGCTCATGATCTAAACGAAGACAATCCTACCGAGGTCAAAGAATGGATTCCAACTGGCTCGCGCTGGTTGGATTCTATTATCTGCCGAGGTAAGATGGCTGGAATCCCTGTTGGTAAGATCACCGAACTTGCCGGCTTGTCTTCGGCTGGGAAGTCTTACATGGCTTGTCAAATAGCGACTAATGCACAAAAGAAAGGACATTTCGTTGTTTACTTTGATGCAGAGTCTGCAATCGATCCGAATTTTCTTGAGAATTCAGGGATCGACATCAATAATGATTTTTTGTACATCCAAGCAGTCTCAGTTGAGAAAACCTTGGAAACGATCGAGGATCTAATGACCGAATATCCAGAACAACAGTTCTTCTTTATTTGGGACTCCATCGCAGCAACTTCTTCAGAGAAGGATCTCGAAGGTGACTTTAATCCTCAATCATCAATGGCGGTAAAGCCTCGAATCTTTGCGAAAGCATTCCCGAAACTCACTATCCCATTGGCAAATCAACAATCAACACTATTGTTGATCAATCAATTAAAAACGAACATCACTTCTAATGTTGCAGAAGCAATGACGACTCCTTATGTCGCCCCCGGCGGTAAAGCAATCGAATACTTCTGCTCACTTAGAATATGGCTTACAAAGCGCAAGGCAAAGGCTGCGCACGTCTTAGATGACAGTGGTCTGCGAATTGGCTCTGAAGTTAGAGTTAAGATTGAAAAGTCTCGCTTCGGTTCTGAAGGTCGCACATGTGGCTTTAAGATTCTATGGGGTAAAGACGTTGGCATTCAAGATGAAGAATCGTGGCTTGAAGCATTGAGAGCATCTGGCTCTTCTCGTTTCAAAGCAGGAGCATGGAATAAGATCTACGACCGTGAAGGTAAAGAGTTCAAGTTCCAACGCTCACAATGGACCAAGAAACTTCAAGATAAGGAGTTTCGATCAGTTGTGTTTGACATCATGGACGAAGAAATCATTAAATTATTTGAGTCCGAAGGTAAGAACTTCGGTCTTGAAGGAGAGTCCGAAGAAGGTTAAATCCTGAAGGAACTTAATGGCCCCTTCTCTTCGGAGTTGGGGTTTTTTTTGTACTTTTTATTTGACAAACCTTCCACAACATGTTATAATATTGTTATAATAATTATGGAGGGCATATGAAAAGAATTTATCTTGTCTGGTTCAGACCAGAGAGCAAAACAGAAGACAGAATCCGCGGTGTCGCATTAAATTGGGAGCAAGCCGAAAGAATGGCAGAGAACCTTGCAATGCACCTCGAGGTCGTAATGAAAGAGAAGTATGATTACGGAGTGAAGTCTTATGAGATCAATCGGGTTCCATTCGACTTTATCAATGATGACGGGTGCTTTAACACATGGGGTCCCGATAAGTTTGGAGACACCTAATGAAACTAATAAAATGCAAATGCCCACAAAATGGCAACATCTTCTACGGAAGATTGGTAAAAGAAACCGAACACAAATTTATAATGGCTATTGGAGAACATGGCATCCGGATGCACTTCCCAAAAGCAACCCACACTTACACAGTCTTGGAGGACAAATGAAAAATGTTATTATTATTGACGCGCTGAACATGTTCTTGCGCTCTTATGTGATTAGCCCACACATTGATAAAAAAGGATGGCCCGTAGGAGGCACCATAGGCTTTTTAAAGAGTCTTCAAAAGGTGGCTAGGGATTTTGACGCTGATGAGATAATAGTCGCTTGGGATGGCCATGAAGGCTCTCAGAGACGACGTTCAATGAACAAGGACTACAAAGGTGGTCGTAAACCCGTAAGATTCAATCGTAGAATGGTCGAGCTACCACCAGAGAAAGAAGAAGCCAACAAAGGCTACCAGCAAATAAGATTGATGGAGTACCTTAATGAGATGCCTGTAATTCAACTTGTGGCAGACTTCACAGAGGCTGACGATATCATTGCATTGGTGATCAACCATCCTCGCTATGATGGATGGAAAAAGACCATCATTTCAAGCGATAAAGACTTCTTTCAGTTGTGCCGAGACGATGTTCAAATCTATCGACCAATCCAGAAGAAAATAGTCACAAAAGACAGCATTATTGAAGATTTTAAGATTCATCCAAAGAACTTTGCTGTCGCTCGAGCAATTGAGGGCGATAAGTCCGACAACTTACCGGGAATCAAAGGAGCAGGTCTTAAAACAATTGCAAAGAGGTTTCCCTATCTTATCCGAGAGGACGAATATGTAGTAGCAGACATCATTAGAGACTGTGCGATGCAATCAAAGAAATTAAAAATTCATGAGAATATTCAAAACAACGAAAAGTTGATTAAAGACAACTATGCAATAATGCAATTACAATTTCCAAATATTCGACCTATGAACAGGGAGTTGATCAACAAGGCTATAGTCGATTTTGAACCTTTTTTCAATAAAATAAAATTTACACAAATGCTTTTCGCCGATGACGCCGCTACTCTCAACTTTTCTGCATTGCAACAAATTTTTCACAAAATAAAAAGATAAATTTACTTGACACTTTGACCCAGACAGGTTATACTTAAACATACATTAAATTATTGGAGGACAAATGAATAATGACAGACAAGAAACTTTTATGCGCTTCGGAAAGAATTTCCAAGAGAACCTTTGCCAACTGATGTTGGAAGATCGACCATTCTTCGATCAAATCACCGAGGTTCTAGACGTTCAGTTCTTTGAGAAGAAATATCTTCAAATCTTTGCGCAAACTCTCATCAACTATCGCAACAAATACAACACTCACCCAAACTCTGAGGTGATGATGACTTTGTTGCGAACAGAGTTGAACCATCATGATAAAGCAACAGCGCATTCTGTGCGTGAGTTTTATGCACGCATCCACACATCAGACGGTGTAGAAGAAGCGGAGTTCATCAAGGACAAAGCAATTGACTTTTGTCGCAAGCAGGTCTTAAAGGGAGCTATGATCAAATCTGCCTCTCTGCTCAAATCATCTTCGTTTGAAGAGATTGAGAAAGTGATCAAGGAGGCCTTAGTTCTTGGGACTGACAACAACTTTGGACACGACTTTCGCAAAGATTTGCTTAAACGCTTTGAACTTGTTTCAAG